AACTGCAAAGAGAACAAATGCGCATACAGCAAGAGCAGTTTGAAAGAAGTTTGCAAGAGCAAAGAGAAAGATTTGAGAGGCAACAAGCAGCAGCTGAAGCACAAGCACCACCAATACCAGAGCCTATAGCTGAAGTAGCTGCCAGCGCAACAGAAGTAGCGCCTGCTGCACTTGCTGATCCTTCTGCCCAAGGTGCAAACGCAGCAACAGATCCAAACGCAGCATTATTAACTGTAGGTCAAATCATGGGTGGTACTCCATTAAATAGAAGAGGCACTAACAGGAGAAGATATAGGACTGATTTAGTTCCTGGTGCTGGTGGATCAGGTTCATTAATGATTCCAAATACATAAATGAAAACTAGACTTACTAACAATGTTGATAGACAGTCTGCGTTGTATGGATCATCAGGTGGCACAGCTGCACAACGCTATGAGCAGTTGCGTGTAGATAGAAACTCTCCACTACAACGAGCTAGAGATTGTAGTAAGGTCACTATTCCTGGACTTATAGAAGATGAAAACTATGGAGATGCTGGTAGGTTAGACACTCCATATCAATCATCAGGCGCAAGAGGTGTAGGTCACATGACATCGAAGCTGGCCGTAACTCTTTTCCCTACAAACGAACATTTTTTTAAATTAGAAATAGATAGCCTTGCAATACTGGCAAGCGATCAAAACCCAGAAATGATAACTGAATTTGATTCTGCTTTAGTAAAGGTAGAGCAAGCAGTTATGAGGATGTTTGAAACAATAGGTGGCCGTGCTGCAATGCACGAAGCGTTAAAACATTTACTTGTTGGTGGCAATGTTCTGTTATATGTTAGTGACGAAGGAATAAAAGTTATACATTTAGATTCTTATGTACTATGTCGTGACCCTATGGGTAACGTGACAGAGATAGTGGTAGAAGAAGAAATATTTAAAGATGCTTTGCCAGAAGAATATTTAGATGAAGAGGATGACGATGACGATGACATGGAAAAAAAGATGGTCAAGATATATACCTGTATCAAATTTATGGATGACGAGTGCCATTGGTTTCAAGAAATAAAAGGCAAAGAAGTACCAGGTACACATGGTAAATGCGCAGCAGATGTAGCTCCCTGGATTGCATTGCGTCAAGATAGGGTGGACTCAGAAATGTACGGAAGGTCATACGTTGAGCAGTACTATGGCGACTTGCTTGCATTAGAAAATTTATACAAAGCTATACTTGAAGCAAGCGCAAGCCTAAGTAAAGTTTTATTTTTATGTAATCCAAATGGTACAACAAGGCCACGCACACTTAGCCAGGCATCGAATGGAAGCATCGTACAAGGGAACGCTGCCGATGTCACAGTCTTACAGGCAGCTGGTAAATCACAAGATTTACAAATAGCTAATCAAACAATAGAACGCATAGAGAATAGGTTAGCTTTTGCTTTCATGCTTAACACAGCGATACAAAGACCAGGAGAAAGAGTAACAGCAGAAGAGATAAGATATATGGCACAGGAACTAGATGCTGGTATCTCTGGTTTATACTCCATACTTAGCCGAGAACTACAGCTACCACTTGTAAGACGACTGATACATATACTACGCAGAAAGCGTAAGTTACCTGATTTCCCAAGAAGCGAAGTAACAGGAGAGCCATTAATAAAAGAGAAGGCGGTTACAGGTATAGAAGCTATAGGGCGTGGCGATGATCGCAATAAACTTATAGACTTTATACAAACTGCTAACCAGGCACTTGGTCCACAAGCTATGGCTCAGTTCTTAAATGTCGAGGAAGCACTACGCAGACTTGCAGCTAGTGGTTCTATTGATACAACTAACTTAGTCAAAACTAAGGCACAGTTGCAACAGGAAGCAGCTGCCCAGGCTGAAGCTGAACAACAGGCACAGCAACAGCAACTACTGGAGACAGGAATTAAATCCCCTGCAATGGCGCAAGCCGTTAAGAACTTCCAGGGTGCAGATCCTGAGAGGGCTGCACAGGCACTATCAGCAATTACTAGCGAAACAGGAGGTATTGATGCCGACCAACTCACAGAAGCTGTCTAAAAAACCAGCTAAGAAACCTGTCTCTGATGCACCTGTAGTTACAGGAGTTAAAGAGATAGTCATACAGGGGGAAGATAACACAGAACCCACGGCCTCTTTCACAGCTGCAAAACGTGATCCAAAAACTAACGAAATTATTATCGGTTAATTATGCCAGAACCAGTAACTATTAGAGAAGAACCTACCACAGCTGTAGATCCTAACGCCACGGAGGAACAACAGATTACCCAAGAGGATAATGTTGAGATCCAAGGGGAGGAGAAACTATTAGCTGGTAAATACAAGAGCCAGGAAGAGTTAGAGAAAGCGTACCTGGAGCTACAAAAGAAACAAAGCCAACCTCCAGAACAGAGACAGGAAGAGGTTGCAGAGTCTGAACCACAGTCAGCCAGGGAAATATATGGCGACTACATAGGTAGCAAGTTTGAAGAATCAAACATTGACTACAACAGTATGAATGAACGCTGGCAGAAAACTGGCAAGCTAGAGGATGCTGACTACGAAGCTCTTAACAATGCAGGATTCAATAGAGAGATGGTCGAGTCTTATCTTGATGGCGTGCAATACAGACAGACAAGTGACAACCAGTTATCAGTACAACAAGCTAACGATCTTATGAATGAGTATGGTGGCAAAGAAAACTATGAGAAGATGGTGTATTGGGCTGCTGAAAATATGACCAAAGAAGAGGCTGCTGCATTTGACAAGGCAGTAAAATCTCCTGATATAAGTTTTGTAAGACTTGCAGTTGATGGACTCCAGGCACGTTACATGGCAGCAACAGATCAAGAGCCAAGACTCATAGGTGGTAGGTCATCGAGGGGATCAAGTAATGATGTATTTGAATCAAATGCACAGCTAGTAGAAGCTATGAATGATCCTCGATACTCAAGAGATTCAGCATATAGAAAGAAGGTTGCAGATAAATTAGGTCGATCTAACATTCTGTAGATTCCGTGCTATATTGCTTGTAAGCAACCAGACCCATTATCAAACAGTTAAATCGGTCACTGCTCTGTTGGAGCGTCAGTTGCTTAACCTTACAACTTTTACAACGTGCTGATAAAACAGCCACCGCTCTGTATTAGTCAATGTAGGGTTATTTTTTTTTGCTTGAACACGTTATAGTTAAATCAACCTAGACCTTCTAACAGAAGCGAAGCCCTTTGCGAAGGATACCTTATGCAGAAGTAATGGTCTGGACAATCATTAATTCTAGGTAACTAACCAATGGCTAACTTTACGCCTTCACGCCTGGGTCTTGTAAACAATACTGGATCAGGTGTAAAAGATTTATTTCTTAAAACCTTTGCAGGAGAGGTACTATCTGCCTTCCGTAAAGCAACTATCTTTGAGGACTTGCATACAGTCAGAACTATTAGCTCTGGTAAATCAGCACAGTTCCCAATAGTCGGACTCTCTAGCACCAGCTATCATAGCCCTGGCACACAGTTGACAGGTAATGCTATCAAGCACGCAGAGGCTGTCATAAATATTGACGATAAACTTGTCAGTAACGTATTCATCGCCGATGTCGATGAGGCTATGAATCACTACGATGTGAGGAGCCAGTATTCTGTTCAGATGGGAAATGCTTTAGCATATACCTTCGATCAGAACGTAGCAGCTATGATTGCACAGGCTGCAAGAACATCAACTAACCCTAATACTGATCTTCCAGGTGGTACAAGAATAAAGATTCTTAAGTCAGGTACAGCCAACACAGCTGCTGCGGTTGCTGCTGTTACAGGTACAGACTTAGCAACTGCTTTATTCTCAGCTGCTGAACAGATGGATATTAATAATCTTCCAGAAGAAGATCGTTACTGCGCTATTGACCCAACTAACTACTACAAGTTAGTACAGAATACAACTGTTATTAACAGAGACTTCGGTGGTCGTGGTGCATACGCAGAAGGAGAAGTCCTTAAGGTAGCTGGTATCCACATTGTTAAATCTAATCACTTACCTAAAACAAATAGGTCAGCTGCAACTGGAGAAAACAATACATACCACGCTAACTATACCGACAATATTGGTCTTGTATTTAACAAGCAAGCTGTTGGAACAGTTAAGCTAATGGATCTTAAGATGGAGCAGACAGGAGCAGACATCCACGCTCTCTATCAAGGTACATTTATGGTTGGTAGCATGATGCACGGTAGCGGTGTTCTACGCCCAGACTGCGCAATCGAACTCTATGCAGCTAACTCATAAGCCGTTAATATAAGGGGGTAACACAACCCCCTTTATTTTTATGGCACCTTATGGCAAAGGAAGTTATGGTTCTAAGGTAGGTAGACCTCCTAAGAAAAAGAAAAAGAAAAAGTAATGGCTCAAAAGAAAAATGTTCGCCTAAAAATGGGCAAACATAAGAGCAGATCAGGTGGCTTGACAGCTGCTGGTAGGAAAAAGTACAACAGAGAAACAGGTTCTAATCTTAAAGCACCGCAACCTGGAGGAGGCAAAAGGAAAAAATCTTTTTGCGCCAGAATGAAAGGTATGAAGAAGAAAAGAACATCTAGCAAAACAGCTAGAGATCCTAACAGTAGGATCAATAAAGCCCTTCGCAAATGGAAGTGTTAACTATGGCAAAAAAGAAAGGACTCTACGCAAACATTCACGCAAAGCGTAAGAGAATAAAAGCTGGTAGTGGAGAGAAGATGCGTAAGCCTGGAACTAAAGGCGCACCTACCGCTGCTAACTTTAAGCGTGCAGCAAAGACCGCTAAGAAAAGGAAGAAGAAGTAATGGCAGCACGAACTAGCTTTCTTGATGCAGTAAACAGAGTTCTGCAAATGCTTGGAGAAGCACCTGTGAATAGCTTGCAAGGCCAGTTTGGTCTAGCAAAGCAAGCAGAGGTTGCATTGAATGATGTGAGTAGAACAATACAGACAGAAGGTTGGTCGTTTAATACAGACCTGGAGAAAAAATTGGAACGGAACTCGTCTAACGAGATAGAGTTACCGAGTAATGTAAGTCGAGTTGTAGTTGATAACTTGGAATACCCAAGCATAGATGTAGTGCAACGAGGAGACAAGTTATACGACAGAAGAAATAATAGATATACATTTGACGAAGATTTAATAGTTGATATGACAACCATTCTTGAGTGGGATTTACTCCCCGAACACGCAAGGCAATATATAACTATTAAAGCAGGAAGGCAATTACAGGAAGCGATTATTGGTTCTGCCGAATTAACTAAGTTAAACCTGACACAGGAAGTAGAGGCTCGTAGCGCTTTCTTAGAAGAGGAAACAACTAAGACAGAACACAGTATGTTGCGTGGACATCTTAATAGAACTAGCCCTGTAAACACTTACATACCTTCTCGCACACTTGAGCGTTAACTATGCCACTAATCAGTAGCTCTATTCCTAACCTTATTAATGGAGTAAGTCAGCAACCAGCAGCATTGCGCCTGGCATCACAAGCAGAAGAAGTAATTAACTGCATGCCTAGCCCTGTTGAAGGGTTAAAGAAACGGCCACCTATGCAACACATAAAGAAATTGTTTGCAGGATCAGCTGGAACTGGTAGGCCATTTACCCATATTGTTGATAGAGATGGAAGCGTTAGATATTTAATTTTTATACAAGATAACGCTATAAAAGTATTTGATTTAGATGGCAATGCACAGACAGTATCTACGCCAAATGGCACTAGCTATCTAGATATTACAGGAGAACCTAGCTCTACGTTTAGAGTTGCTTCTATTGCAGACTTTACGTTCATAGTTAACAGAGAAAAAACAGTTGCTATGGACACCGTGAACAAGTCATATAACTGGGGTACAAAGTCAATGGTATTTATAAAATCTGCTGACTTTTCTACAACTTATAGAGTTAAATTAAATGGTACAGAAA